AATACGCTTAACCCACGACGGTATTGATGTAAATTCAATTGATGTTTGGCCTGCGCAAGTAACAGCTGTACCTCTGATGATCGGTGCTAACGTATCTGTAGCCGCCACCAACGTCTGCGTATTGCTACCCGCGACAGCAGGCGCGGATACGGTAATCGAACCGCTGGTATCGCCTGCGAGAACTAAACTTGCCATGATGACTCCTTAAATGACGACCCAGCGACTGCCGGATGAGACGGTGACGACGACTGGCGCTGTAATGGCGTCCAACGACACCGACTGCGAGGTGTCCACCGTATAAGTACCAATGCCACCCGTACCAGTGCCCAGCCCCGTGATTTTAGTGCCTACCGTAATGCTGGTGCCTACAATCACCGAGCCGACGCCTAACGCGCCGGATGTGACGCTATCGATTGTTAGCGTCGTGCCTGCGATACTGCCGGTGCCGACAAACCCACCACCTAGCGTGATCGGGCCGGTGGTCATGGCATTCTTGGTCGAAGGGATGGTGTAGCTGATCGTGACCGTCTGGTCGTTCTCGATGAACACCTCGTCGTTACCGCCGCCGGTAGCACCCGCATCGCCGCCGACCTGACCCCAGGCACCATCAACAAACCCTTCGAACAGGTTCAGCGTGGTGTTGTAGCGGAACATGCCGTCAGCAGGCACGTCAGGCCGGTCAGTCGTTGCCCCCGTGGGCATTTGCACGTAACCAAAGCCGGAGAAGGTGACGTTGCCGGTAGCCGACAAGGTGGAGAACGCGCCGGTGTTAGGCGACACGTTACCGATCGGTGGCGGCGAGCTGAACGACAGGTTGTCGACAGGCACCAAGATGTTGTCGGTGGTGTACTGCGTGACGTCGTTCGCGTCGGTGACTAAGAACTTGTACGCAACAGTCGGCTGCAGCCAGATGTTGGCCATGCCGCGCGAGTCGAGAATAATCGGGTTGGTGTTGGTGCTGCTGCCCGCCTGATTCGTAAACGTCGCAATCGGTGTCGTCGTGCCGCCTGCGTAGGTGTAAACCTTACCGGCGACTAACGGATTCCCGTTGGCGTCAAAGAACTGCTGCTTGGGTGTTGGGGTTAATGAAGCCATTTAGTCCCTCAATCGGTTTTGATTTTCTGCTGCTAGAGCGTTGCTTACTTGCACGCCGCCCAACGTCAATGGCGAACGCAGGCCAAGCCCCGTCTCACCGCGCAACATACGCGACGCACCTTTACCGGCGCGCACAAATGGATCAGCCAAACGCTCACCTTTAGCCTGCCGAGCCAGCGCCTTTTCAAGCACATCCGCTGCCAATTTAGGGTCAAGCATTTCAGCCGCTAATTCCATAGCCACTTTTTCGTTAATCTTACCCTGCAACTTATCTACGATTGTGTTGGCAACGGTGACAAATTTACTGAAAAAGCCGGGCGATTTAGTTAGCTCAGCAGCCGGTACCGCTTTGCCGCTCTTAGCGCCAGCTTTGGCTTGCGATGCAAACTCCGCTTCACGCGCCAAATCTTTGCGAATGCCTTCAACAATCTTAACTTGGTCTGGCGTCAATACCTGCGTCAACTGCGTGTACCGGCTCTGGCCAGTAGACCGCTTTATCGTCCCCGGCGCATTTTTTACCGCTTCTGAGAAAGCCCCCGCGCGTTCGCCTACTTCCGTTTCAATCGCTGGTTTTAGCTTACCTTCAAGATACTGCCCGACTTGCATGACGTTAATCGGCTTACTTGCTTGCGCAAAAGCCTCTTGTGCTGTGCGATACCCCGGCACAGCATCAACCAACAGCTCACGCACTTGTTTTAGCTGATCTCGGATAAATTTATTATCTTCTTTTGCCAGTCGGGCTTTTAAGCCATCAATAACGGACGTAATTTCTTTGGCATCTGTGCGCGGTGCGTCGGTCTTTTTATCCGCAATCAAACCGCGCCGAATCTCACGCATTTCACGGAGCAACTCAGCATTACCTGGGTTCTTCGCAATTAAATTATCTATAGTTGTCAGCACACCGCTAACGTCTGCCACGCCCTGTTCAGCCGTTTGGTATAGGGGGTTTGACACCTTAAAACGGTCTTTTTGCGCAGTCACCATAGCGGCTTCATCTTGCGCAATTGCACCTAACGCACGTTCGCGAGCTGCTTTATTAGCAATATCGCGTTCGCGGTATTCGGTCGGCATAGTGCGCCCAGAAACTTCGGCTTGCAAGGCCGCGTATTTCGTAGACCCGACAGGCGCTGCGGCTACGCCAGCAGTAGGCATACCGCCTGCCACGTAGTCGTCGTAATTGCGCAGTGCGTTGACAATCGCTTGCCCTCGACCCTCGGTTGCGTCAACCAATGCGGCAAACTTAGGGTTAGCTATGCGGTTGAGATAGTTAGTTCCCGCACCTACCATTTTGCCGCCTATCTCTGCCGTAGGCGCAATAATTGAGAATGGGTCGGTGCGGCGCGCGCCTGTCTGAAGCATAGACGCTGCGTCACTAAGAGTAGAAGAAACTGCAGGCGCTTTAGTCGTGGCTTTGGCGCCTAGTTTAGCTGCGCCTGCGCCGCCGCTCAGCAGCAAAGAAAGATCGGAGATAGTGCTGACGGGTTGCTCGGCTATGCTGCGTTTAATACCTTCCCAAGTGCCGTATTTGTCTGCGTACTCACCGCCAATTGCGCGCGCAGCAGCTGTAGCCCGCGCCGCAGCTTCAGGGTTGGCGTCAAACGAATCTACAAAATCACGCGCCGGTTTTGGTACCGCCAAGCGCAGCGTACCGGCGGCTAAATCCAACACACCACCCAAAGTCTGCGCAGGATTGTTGACCGCCTCCCACAATCCTTTTGCTTGCTTAGCTATATCTTCCGGCGCATTAAAAGGTGCTTCATACAACGCTTCACCAAAACTGTACCCACGACGCGGTAAAGGCAACCCTTCCGCAGCTACATCTCGCCCACCGTATTTAGCTGCGGATGTGGCTAAATCTGTAGCCCCAGTGTCAGGTTCAACAACAACAACACCACCGTATTTTTTAGCCGACTCGGAAAGATCTGCCATGACTAATCCTTAATGCCGTGTTCTTTTTTGAACGCGTCGGCCGATTTTTGATCTGGAAAACGATACACTTTGTTGTCCGATCCTCTGACGTCAACAGAGCCTTTAGGCGGCGCGTCTGGCGCGGAAAGCACATCAAAAAAATCTTGCATCTTAGGCTGCTTACCTTTATACCCGCGCAAAGTTTCATTGGCCTCATAGTACTCAGCCATGGCTTGTTTCTGTTGTGCGGCGGCTTGCATTTGCACAAACAGCTTACGTAAACGCTTAGCGTTTTCTTGCGGGCTAAGCCGCGCGTCAAAAGCCCGCGCAATCAATCGTTCGCCTTCAACTTGCGTAAACTGCGCGCCCAATACTGCACGCAAATTGCGCTGTACTACTTCTTCAACTTGTTGTTTAGCACCCAAAGCTGAAGGGTTTACTAAAGCATTGAAAAAATCAGGCGCTAAGCCAATAGACTTGCCGGTTAATGCTTCGCCCGACGCAAGACGATCGAGAACCGATTTAATTTGGCCTAAGTTCGCCGCCGCATCAGCGCCGCCGCCTTGCGACCAATCAAGATAGTCTTGCGCATATTTTTCATCAACAGCTTTTGGCCCCGGAGGCATTTTAATTTCAACTTTAGGCGCTTTGCCTTGTTCCGCCGTAGCAATCATTCTGTTAATCGCAGCGATGTCAGCAACAACCTCCGGCGTTTGCGGCAACTTTTTTAATTGAGCAATTTTTTGCCGGGCTAACTCGACATTCCTAAAGTCGCCGGTAAATTGCTGGCTCTTAATTCGATCTTCAAACCGTTTTTGAATTATTTTTCCTAATTCTTGCGCGGCGGGGTCGCGGCTTCCAATTAATTTTGCAACGCCAGGCGCGAGCAACGTTCCTTCAGCAGACACTGTAGTGCCTCCCAAACCTGCCTCGGTAGTCGACGCTGCTGCAGGCGCTGGCGCGGGGGCAACGGCAGACGCTGGTGCTGGCGCAGCGGCAGCTTCGGACGCCATTCCACCCGAAATGTTTTGATTTCGAGCGGCTAAGAAATCAGCTTTGCTAAGTACCCGGCTTGGGTCTCCGCTAACCTCAAGTTCAATAAGGTAGTTTGCATAGTCGCGGTCATCTTGTTGCTGGCGTAATTTTTCTTGGTCTCGAATGTCTTTAACTCTAGCGTCCGGCGTCATAAGCTGCGTTATCAAGTTTTGCTGAAACGCCGGAAAATCTTCTTCGTTGTACGGCATCATACGACGAATGTTTTCAGCTGCAGCGGCAGGTATAGTTCCGTTGGCTTCTGACTCATACAGCATGTCGAGAGCTTCTTGGCGGCTACGAAAACCGCTTATTGTTTTTATTGCGTTTGCCCGTTGAGTTTCGCCCAGCTCGTAGCGGCGTTTTTCTTCTTGTGACCTAAGGTCGCTTATTTGTGCTCCCCGATACAAAGCTTCGCCTTGCGCTTTGCGGCGGTCGTCAATTTGCTTAGCTAACGCCAAACCTTGCGCCCCAAACTGGGTGGCAAGCTGGTTCAAGTTTTCTTCACTATTTAGGTCTTGAGGCGTTTTTGTGGCCAACCATTTTGTCATCGCATTTTTATTGCGCGTTTCATCAGCAAACTCTTTCATTTTGAGCATGTTCATGAACTGATTTTGCTGCGCGCCTTGCAACTCGGCTGCCCGCGCGGCGTGCACTAACGGCGACTCAATTTGAGCCGGTCTGATGCTAAGCGCTATGCTGGGATCAATTTGAGCCATAAAAATTTACCCCTGAAGATACTTCATGTAGGTGTCAAAATTCTGTTGCTGTTGTCTTGCCGCTTGCTGACCTTGGAAGTAATTTAGCCCTTGGCCTATGCCGCTGGCCAACGCATTTGCGGTGCCAGCATACGCGGACGCTCTGGCGTTCCCAGCGCCGACAGCTAAATTACTTAGACTTGACCCCAACTGCCCTGCCGCGCTACCTAACGTGTTGGAAGATGTTTGCGCCGCCCCCGCTAAAGATTGTAGTGGGTTCATTTCATTAGCGCGGTTAGTTTGGTAACGGTTGTAGGCGTTCATAAATTCTTCCGACCCTATTCCTTGACCATACCGAGTAACCCCGCGAAGCATAGATCCTGATAGCCCCATACCCCGAGCTAACATACTGTTTTCGACTGCGCGGCGCCCCTCTTGCATTCGAAATTGGTACCCTGGATCAAGCTCAAAATCTTTTAGGCTAAAAGGCTTGTAGTTCATCGCCATAGGTAAAAGTTTGTTAAGCGCCTGTATCCCGGCTTGACGAAACGGCTCCTGCAACTGAACTTGACGCTCAAACATTTCCCGTTCGGCAGCCGCACCTTCCCTAGCGCCTTGCAACTGTGCTTTAGACGCTTTATTTGCGCCGTATGCGCCTACCAATGTGCTGCCAGCAATAGCTACTGCGCCCCAAGTCATGACGGTTCTCCTTTTGCCTCTAGCTGAAGCAACTCTTCCATACTGCCAATTAAATTCATGTCGCCATAAGTCGGCGCGATAACTTCGTTTTCTATCTCAGGCAACTTATCTTCTGCGCCGTGAGCGGTTAAATGCACGGTAGTCCACAGCGTGTCTTCTTCTGCGTACACCGCGCGTTTTAGACCTACTTCAGATACAAACGTGCATGGCCCTTCTAACTGCTTTTCGCCAAACTCCGTAAACACGCGCACTTTGCCTTTACTAATAAAATTCAAATGCTGGTGCCGGTGGATTTTTCCGATAATCAGTGTGCCTTTAGGAATAAACATCTCCCTTGCGTACGCGTGGCACCCGTACACATCATCTTTAGGGGTGAAGTAGTGCGTTAACTTGCAATCTTCTAACGTAGACTCTGCGGCGCCAGAAGCAATAAGCTCCTGCAAGCCGCGTTGTACCGTCAGTACGTCTTCGCGGAATTTGACCTTTTCTTCCGTATTTGCAAGATCGTTCATAACACCACCCACCGTGAGCCGCTTGCCACCGTCACCGTTGTGCCGCTGGCCACCGTTACCGGGCCTGCCGACATACCGGACGTACCTGAAGCAATTGTATAGCTGACATCTATAGTCAAACTGTTAACGTAGATGCCGTTGCCTGCTATGAAATGCTCCGATGTTAATTCACCTGTGCTAGGTTTGTACAGATATTTGGCGTTGCTGGTATAGATGGTCGACAACGCGCCGGACGTGGCTGCAGCGAAGGTCGGATAGACGTTCGTTGACGTGCTGGTGTCGTTCGTAATCGTTGCGCCTGAACCGCTGGCCACCGCCCACTTAACCCCGTTAGCTTGGGTCGAATCGGCAGTCAGCACATAGTTGTCCGTGCCTACGGGTAAGCGGACGTTGTCGGTGCCGTCACTGACGATCAGGTCGCCCTTAGTGGTCGTTGGCGAGAGCGCGTCGAATGCAGCTGTCTGGCTGGTCTGCCCCGTGCCGCCGTTAGCGATCGGCAGCGTGCCGGTGACTTGCGTAGTTAGGTCAACCCCAGTTAGGGTGCCACCGAGTGTCAGACTACCGCTGGACGTCACCGTGCCTGACAAGCTAATGCCGTTGACCGTACCGGTGCCAGAAACGCTGGTAACCGTGCCGACAAACTGGTCGTTGGACGTAATGGTAAAGCTGGGGTACGTGCCTGAGATGCTGGTCGTGCCAGCGCCGGTTAACGACACCACCTGGTCAGGCGCAGTATTGGTGATGGTGAAGCTCGGGTACGTACCGGACGTGCTGATGCCTGTGCCGCCGGTCAGCGACACTACCTGATCAGGTGCCGAATTATTGATCGTAACGGCGGTTGAGCCGTCATACGTCGTGCCAACGCTGTACGAAATGCCGGTGCCCGCAGTCAGGGCGTTGGCTACGCTACCTGCTTGGCCTGTCGTGTTTTGGTTAAGTGTCGGTACGTCCGCAGCCTGAATAGCGCTCAAAGCCGCGTTAGTGCCGTCTGAGCGCAGGTAATAACCTGACGTCTGCGTGCCTGTCAAAGCTGTAATGGCCGCCGCTGCCGAAGTCTGGCCGGTGCCGCCGTTGGCAATTGCTACCGTACCTGTGACGTTAGCCGCATTGCCGGTGATGTCGATGCCCCACGTACCAGACGCGCCTGATCCTGTCGTACTCGGCACGCTCAAGTTCGTGCGGGCGTTGGCTGCTGTGGTAGCTCCCGTGCCGCCGTTATCGACATCTAAGGTGCCCGCAAGCGTGATGGTGCCGGAGGTGGTCACCGGCCCGCCAGAGGTCGTCAGCCCCGTCGTGCCGCCCGACACATTAACCGACGTGACTGTGCCGGTACCGCCGCCGCCACCTTGATTGGCCTTGTTGAGTAAATTTAGGAAAAACCGATACCAATCCCGCGACACCATCCCTGTCCGATCATCGGTGATCGGCGACTGGTTCTTGGGTATCTGCGGTTCGTTATCTGCGTTAGGCATTGGTGCCGGACAAAGCGAGTTCGGCACCCATAATGGCGATCTTGACGGGGTCGGTGCCAGACACCTCGTAGACGCGGTCGCGCAGCTTGTTAGTCATGCCCAGCCGCCGCCAGAAGGCACGGAAGCCATACTCACCCATCTTGCCGATACCAGCCCAATGTTCGTTTGACCAAGTGTGACCGCCATCATCCGACCAGCGCAACATGACTTGCGGGTCAGACCCTTGGCCAGTGACCAGCCCAACGCCCGACTCGCAGTCGAGCTGCAACGCGTGCTGGGCGGTACGCTTTAGGTTGTTCTGCCCTTGCGGCAGCGCTCGCCATGACCGCAGCCACTTCTGGGGCAGCGTGTCGTCAGCAAACACGTCAAGGTCGTACGCGTAAATTTTGCCCGTCTGGAAGTCGCCGACCACTACCTCGTTATTGAAGAACGTCTGGCAGTTGGCACGGTGGCGAATAAACTCGCCGTTGGCAAAGCCAGCGCGCTCATGCCATGCGGCGGTAGCTACATCAAACACCCATGTTTTTTGGGCAGTCGGAAAGCTCAGCACGTAAAAAGCATGGCCATCTTGCTGGTAGGTAAAAGCGATTGCGTCTGAGATGGTGCCGTAGCTCTGGATAGCGTACTCAACCGCATGGGTCGAGATGCGCTGGCCGGTGTAGCCGTTGGCACGAAACACCACGCCTTGGCCACGGGCGTCAGACCCTAACCAGAACAGCGAGTTGTCCATCTTGGCAACCGAGAAGGTCGCCGCGCAGCCAATCTCATTGACCGCACCTTGGATACGAGCCAGCGGAAACGGCGTGTCGCCCGCGTTGTACCAGACCTCAACCGACTGGGTGCCAAACAGCCATACCTCGCGGTGGTCGACAAACAGCGACACCAAGTTGTCGGGCATACCTTCAGCACTAGCGAACGACAGCGGGTCGATCTGGGTGCCGTCAAGCAGCTCGGACGTCCAGAACTTCTGCGAGTTAGGCTCTTGGAAGATAAAGTAGCCGTCCAAATAACCGACAGTCACCGCGCCGGGAAAGTCCACGTCAGTGATCTCGGCGTATTCCTCAGTAGCTGCGTCGTAGATGTAACCGTCAGGGTTAGCCGCAATGAAGAGCTGCGTACCGTTGTCGACCATCGACACTGGCCCTGTGCCGCTGACATTGCCTAGCGGAACGGCTGCCCAATTGCTGTCAACACGGTAGAGCTTAGTGCCGGAGACGGCGTACATGTAATTGCCGTACGACCACAAGCCACGAATAGGGCCAGTGCCCACCACACCCAGCCTACGTAAGCCTGGGGCACGGTTCAAGAACGCAGGCTCTTTGCCGTCAGGCGCAGGCACCGTCTCGGGAAACAAGTTAATCATCCGCGCGTCCGCAGCGTTAAGGCTGCGAGCCACGTAGGCTTGACCGAGGATCGGCGTCTTCACGGCTTAGTAGTTACCCGCGTAGATGTTGAACCGCTGGCGAGTAGCGACCAGCGAGTAAGGCATCGACATCACGTCGTCTGGGTTGTTGATGCGCTTCAGATTACGCTTAGACGTCATCGCAATCCGGGTAACCTGCGGCATGGGTTCGACGCCAAACTCGTTGGCAATTTCCATTGCTAGGTTGTACTTAAACGCACGCAGGTAGCCCGGCGGGAACGACAGGGCAGTGTTAAGCGTTGCCGGTTTGGTTAGCTGCTGCACCGACACGAAATGCCACTCCAGCACGCGCGTTGGCTTGGGGTAGATGGTCATGGTGATGTCTGGGAACGTGTTGTTCACAAACATAACCTGCGGGTAGGTGCTGGTGACCGTCTTGACCGCAATGCCGTTGTACTGCTGCTGGTTAATCAGCTTGATGCCGTAAGACACGTTGGTCTGCGGATCACGGAAGTACGTTGCATCGTCAATCAGAATAGGACGATTGCCGACGAAATCGCCGGTCGGGCCAAGGGTGCGGGTGATTAGATCCGGCGGCCAGTTGAACACCTGATCTTCGGTGCAAAACACAGCCAGACGCTCAGTATTCCACGAATCAATCATCTGATTCATGGCGTTTAGCGCATCTTGAGCAGCCTGCGGTGATGGCTCTTCACCTTCAGCCAGTTGGCCAATCAGCCGAAGCGCTGCCTTAATCTGGTCAAAGGCGGTTGCCATTCAAGCTCCTTATTCTGCCGCTGCTACCTCTACAGGCGGGCGGCTACGACGACGTTTGACATCCAGCGCGTTGGCTGGCGCCGCTACTTCGGGAGCCGAAGGCGTGTCGGGATTATAGCGTTCCCAGCCGTTTTGTTCATCAAATTCAGCCTCCATTTCCATGTTGGCGATTTTGAAGCCGTGAACGGGGTGCTGTAGATAAATAATAGGCATAAAGTAGACGGGGCCGAAGCCCCGTGGTTTTACAGTACGTGAATTACTGCAAAGTTAATGACAACCGCCTCAGACAATGAACCGCCGGAAAGGTTGCGCAATGTGATTGTGCAGCTTCCAGTAGCTTTGCCAGAAATCCAGCAGTTGTAGGCACCAGCAGTCGCACCAGCTGCAACGCTCAAAACTACGACATCTTTGGCGCTGATAGTGCTGTTAGTCAACGTAAACGAGACGTTTGTGGCGTTAGCCAAAGCGGCGTCGTTCATAGTAATTTGACCAGCAGACTTGTTCAAAGTCACGCCAGTCGATTTGCTAGTTGCTTGAGTTACGGTACCGCTTGCGTCTGCGGTGTAGCCCAACTCGCCACCAGACATCACCGAGTCAGACCCGATGATGTTCTGATCTTCGTAGGCCACGCCGATCGGTTTGGTATTGGATGACATGGTGGTTCCTTTAGAAACGGGGGCCGAAGCCCCCAGAGTTTTTAGCCGATGCGATACAGAGTCCAAGTACCCACGCCGCTCTTACGAGCGCGGAAGATTTGGGCTGTGCCTGCAGTCGCAACAACAGTCATCAAACCTACGAGCGTCCAGCCGGTGTTGGTCACCAGTGTGATAACGCCCGAGCTAGAACCGTCGACGTTGACAACAGAAAAGTCAAACGAAACGCCTGGCTTATCGGAGTTAGGCAGTGCAGCCTCGAGAGCAGCTACGGTTGGCAGCGTGTAGCTGGCAGCCGATGTGCCGGGGCTACCCAGCAGAATGCCGTTCAGAATCTGATCTGCAGTCAGTGTTGCGGTTGCGGTTGCAGTAGCAGGAACGGGAACAACTTGAAAAATGGTTTCGTTAAGGTTGCCATCACCAATCTGATAGCCGCCTGCGCCGTTAGGAAGTGCCATGATAATTTCCTTTCAAATAGAGTCGTCAATGGGGGCCGAAGCCCCCACCAGTGCTTAGCCCCAGAGGCGGCAAGCCATTTGCGGACGGATTGTGCTGTAGCCGTACAGAACGTCGATACGGCAAGGCAGACGGTCGTTGTTGATGTCGTACTGACGAACAATACGCATCGAAATACCGTTGTGAACTTGGCGAGAAGCCATGTCCACGCCTTGTGGCATCAGCAGGTCGGC